GTTTTCAAGACCGGTGCATTCAACCACTCTGCCATCTCTCCAAGTTATTATATTAATTATACTTTATTTTGTGTATTTGTCAATTGTTTTGATCTAGATAATATTGTAGTTATTAGATTTCCTAATCCATTTTGTCTCTGTGCTGTAAGTAATTCTGCTATTCCTAATAATTTAAAATCATCAACCATTACAGTATTACAGTCCTTTACTGAACTGTTATTAAAACAATCGCATATGACATTTGTTATTCCTTTGGTTATAAGTGCATCACTGTCATATTCAACTTTTACTGTATCGTTCTCAATCATTACATCGACCCAAATTTGACTTATGCAACCTACAATAAGTCTTTCATCAATACGTTTAGCTGAATCCATTGTAGTTGACTGTTTAGCAAGATCTAACAAATATTCAAGTCTTTCGGTCCCTTGCAATAAGGATAAATTTTCTGACCATTGTTTAATTTTTTCTTTTACTGTCATTTTTTGCCTTTATAAAAAGTGCAACTATTCTGTTGCCAGGTCAGTTGCCAACCCCGTTAGCCTAACTAATTAGGCCGCAAGTGCTAGATTTTCATCTGCATTTGTAGTTTTGTCGCGTTAACCGAGCTCCCTCCGGACAACTCCATTTTTCTTTACATTCCGGTCGATCCTATTTCACCCCCATCATAAGCACACTATTAGTGGTATGCTTAATGTGTTTATGGTGGAGGTGGTCGGTACTGCCCCGACGTCCCTAAAACTTATTCCAAAAACATCAACATTGTAATAGTAATTATACAGTGATATAGTATTTTGTCAAGTCTATATTAAATCTAAAGTTTTTAATGTGCTGAAAGTGGCTATACCCGCTGTCATTAAGTATGCCATACAAGGATCTTTTGCTAGATTTGTAAGTAATCCAGCTAATGCCCATTGTATTAATTTTTCAATGGTATTTCCAAGATATTTTAAATCATCTTTTATCAAGTCAATTAATAATTTTGCTAATCCTATAACACCCATTGCGAATGCTAATATACCAACAACCTGTAAAACCTTTGCAAGTATTTCTCCCAATATCGATCCTGCTTTCATAATTCCGCCAAGTGCATCTTCAATAAACGCACAAGGACCAGATGATACATTTGGTAGCGATCCTAGTGTTGTTGCTAATTGACTAAATGATGACAACGTACTCATATAAGTTGATAAACCAGGAACAACTACTCCTCCTGGATAACTTGGTGTTATTGGTATGGCTACACTGTTACCATATTTACTAGTTTGACCTAATGTTGTCCAAGGACTTGATCCTGCACCGAGTTCTGAAACACACATTCCACTTTGCCTATTACTTAGATATGTTATATCTTTAAGAGCACCTTCTACGAAATTTATATCGTTAATTTCTGCATCGGTTAAAATTCTTGTTGTTTGGCCTGGTCCTAACAAACTTCCATCAACTGCTACACGGTCAGCATAATTAGTTGCATTCCAGCCATCTGGTAATCCTGCTTTCTGTTGATTTAATATTTGTGCAATCTTTTGTATGTTGTCATCGTGTGGATTTTTAAATCCAGCATATGCTTTACAAGATCTTCCAAACGGATCTGTATGGTCAACAAGTTCAAGAGCACCACTTTGAATTAGTTTAGTTTGTGTTTCACTTACCTGGGTTGTCTTAGGTACAAGATCATCTGGAAAGTTTAAGTTATCGTAGTATGTTCCTGATATTATTTTATTTGCCATTTTATCCTCCTGCGAAAACTGTATTAGATCCTGTAGCTACTGAACTACCACAAGCAACAGGGTCACCAATTCTTCCTAACTGTATATTATTTGCGAACACTGTACTAGATCCTGATGCTAGTGTACTGGCGTGACATAATGCTAAACAACAATGTACACTCCAAGAGTCACCCTGTCTATGTACTGGTATTGTGTCTGCATAAACGTTCTCACTGGCACTATTATTTGGCCTAGAAGGCCAACATCCGTGTCCTGTACAATTATCACCTAATCTAGTTACTGCTGGCATAATAGTATTTATATACTATGTTATGTGATAATTTTGCTTGGTGGTGATTGGTTAGGCATAGATGAAGCAGGTACCAAATTTGTTGTTGTTGCAATGTACTGATCACTCGCTGTTTTATTTGCTTTTGCTAATAATACAATGTGTGTTTTTTGCAATTCTACCGTTTGGTTCATATCTTGCATCATTAAAAATTGTGTCATTGCGGCACCTTTAGGTGTTACAACAAGTGCAATTGGTTTTGAAACTAGCATACTACTATCGTTATCTTCGATAACTTTTGTAATAACTTCTTCACCTGAACTCAACTTGATTGCAACTATGTCATTTTTTTCATATTTTTTTGTTATCATAGTTTAAATCCTTTAAATGTTTCTTTGGTTACGTCTTGTTTTACACCACCAACAATATAACTCTCAACTTCAGTTTCTTGTGGTGCTACCTGTAAGCCTGACGAGCTTAACCAATGTTGTGTCCAAGGTAGTGGATTTTGTGTAACTGGCTGATCAAATATTGGATCTAGGCCAATTGCTTTTAATCTTTTATTAGCAATGAATTCAACATAACGATCAAGCAATATTGCATTCAATCCAATAATAGATCCGTCTTTCATTAAGTGTCTTGCCCAAGCCTTTTCTTCAACAACACAATTTTTATACATTTCATACACAATGTCTTTGTTTTCTTTTACAATCTTTGTCATATCAGCATCATCGCCTTGTTGCCAATTTTTAATGATGTGTGTACTTAATGCTAAATGCTGTGATTCATCTCTAGCAATTAATGAAATTATTTTTGCTGAACCTTCCATAAGTTTAAGTTCGCCAAATGCGAATGTACAAGCAAACGAAACGTAAAAACGTAAACCTTCTAAGATGTTTACATTTACCATTGCAAGATATAACTGTTTCTTTACATCCTGTATTGTGCCTATATCTTTATGAAAATAGTCTTCAGCCATTTTTGAAAATCTATCATAATTTTCTGTAACCGATACTGCTCTTTTAACAATCTCTTCGTCATTTAAGATTGTATCAAAAACTTCTGCAGGATCTGGATATATATTTTTAATAATATGTGTGTAACTACGTGAATGGATTGTTTCAAAAAAGTCCCAAGTAATAATACAACCTTCTAATTCAGGATTTGAAACATAGGGTAAAAAAGCCAAACTTGGTCCTCTACCTTGTACACTATCTAATAGTGTTTGATATTTTAAATTTGCTGTGAATATATGTTTTTGTTCCGGACGGAAACTAGAATAATCGCTTCTGTCTTTTTGTAAAGACACTTCTTCTGGTCTCCAAAAGTATCCTAGCATTGTTTGATTTAACTTATCAAACTGAGGGTACTTAAAGATGTCGTATCTTTGTACATTTTGATCCGCTCCAAAGAACATTGGCTCTTTGGTGAAATCTACTTCATTTCTGTTAAAAACTGTTTTTGCCATAATATATTAACCTATTTATTTCTTTGATAATCTAAATGTTACAAGCTTCGCAATAATCTTCGTATTCCGAATCAGTACCTTGAAAGTCTTTTCTATCAGGTGGCTGTAGCTGTGGCTTATGCCCTGAAGCATCTAGATGCTCAAACTCTTTTGCGGCAATCTCTTGTACTGGTGTTACTTCAACTTCTACACTAGCATCAGTTTTGTAATCGTATGTGTTTTGATAATATGATGTTTTCCAACCAAGTTTATATGTAGTAAGTAAATCGTTAAACATTACACTCATTGGTACTTCGTTGTTTTCAAAATGTGTAGGGTTATAACTCCAATTTCCACTAATTGCTTGATCAAAGAATTTTTGCATTACTGAAACAATATTAATGTATCCTTCATTGCTAGGCATATCCCATAGTAAAGTATAGAAGTTTTTTAATCTTGTATAATCAGGAACAATTTGTTTTAGCGGTCCTTTTTTACTTTTCTTAACACTTAAGAATCCCCTTGGTGGTTCAATACCATTTGTTGCATTACTAACAACGGAAGAACTTTCCGATGGCATCTGTGCTGACAGTGTAGAGTTTCTCATACCGTGTTCTACTACTTCTTTTCTTAGTTTTTCCCACTTCATCTTTAATTTTGTTTTACAAATATCATCTAGTTCTGTTTTATAATGATCTATCGGCAATAAGCCATCAGCATATTTTGTTCTATTAAAATATTCGCATTTTCCTTTTTCTTTTGCAAGATTAACTGACGCTTGGATTAGATAAAATTGAAATGCTTCTGATAATTCGTGTACAACTTTTAGTGCATCTTTGTCACTATATTTGGCTTGATGTTTTGCTAGATAATGTGCAAGTCCAATATAACCAATACCTAAACTACGTCTTGCTTTAGTAGATATTTCTGCGGCTTTAACTGGATATTGCTGATAATCAATTATTTCATCTAACGCCCTAACAGCCAAGTCACACAACTCTTCTAGTTCATTTAAATCTTTCAATGTACCAACGTTGATGGCGGAAAGAATGCAAAGTGCTATCTCACCATCTCCATCGATGTGTTCTAATGGAACTGTAGGTAATGTAATTTCTTGACATAGGTTTGACATTCTAACTGTATCTTTAAACGAGCTATGAGTATTACAGTGATCAATATTCATAATATATATTCTACCTGTTTCAGCTCTTTCTTTTAAAAGCTCACCAAATAACTTTTGGGCAGATATTGTAGACTTATGAACTTTTTTACTACGTTCATATTTCTTATATAGTTCATCAAATTCATCAGTACCATATGCATCATATAAGCCAGGCACTTCGTGAGGAGAAAATAGAGTTATGTCTTTGTCTTCTAATAATCTCTCATAAAATAATTTACTAATTTGAATTGAGTAATCTAATTTTCTTACTCTATTATCTTCTGTACCTTTGTTATTTTTTAAAACTAAAATGTCTTCAATTTCTTGGTGCCATATAGGAAAATGAACTGTAGCACTACCACCACGTACTCCATTTTGTGTACAACATCTCACGGTGCTTTCAAATTTCTTAAGGAACGGAACCACTCCTGTGTGTGCAACTTCACCTCCTCTGATCTTAGAGTTAATTCCTCTGATACGACCTGCATTAATTCCAATTCCGGCACGTTGAGCAATGTATCTGCCAATAGCCATATCACTGGTAAAAATACTTGACAATGTATCATCCACCTCAACAAGAACACAACTTGCGAACTGACGCATTGGTGTTCTTACACCTGCCATTACTGGCGTTGGTATATTGATTTTAAATTGACTGATAGCATTATAATATTTTTTAATGTATTTTAATCTGTCTGTTTTAGTATAATTTGCAAATAAAGTAACTGCAATCATCATATACATAAACTGTGGAGTTTCGTATATCTTGCCAGAACTCCTATCTTGTACTAGGTATTTGTCTACAACCTGTCTAAGTCCAGCATATGTAAAGTTTAAATCTCTTTCGTGTCTAAGATAACTGTTAATTTTATTCCATTCATCATCTGTGTACTTGTCTAAAATAGACTTATCATATACTCCACGTTCAATGTTTGTGGCTACAAAAAATCTTAATGGGACGTGACCTTCGCTTGGCATAAACTTACCATATACGTGTTTCTGTAAACTAAACAATAAAAGTCTTGCCGCAACATATTGATAATTTGGATTGTCTAAATCTATTAGATCGTTTGCTGACTTAATTAATATCTCTTGGATTGAATCAGTTGGCATTTCATTTGTAAACTGTAATCCAGAATTCATTTCTACCTGAGACGAAGATACCCCAGTTAAGCCTTCGCAGGCCGCTTCTGTCATCTTGTGTACCTTGTTGATGTCTAGTAATTCTTTTCGTCCGTCTCGTTTTATAA